TAGAGTTTATATGAAAGCAATTGACAACTTAAAGGCAGTTGCACCTATGGACGGTTTGACAGGTTCACCTTATGAATTACGTATGAGAGGTAACGGTGGTGAAGATACCAAAGTTGCAATCTCATTGATTCGTGAGGAAATGAACGTGATAGGATTTGCAAAAGTTCTGTTAGACAACGAGAGAGTATTCACTAGAGACCAAGTACGTATAGCATTCGATGAACAGAATGGTATGTGTGCTATCTGTAATGAAGAGATGCCAGAGTTCAACGAGGACGTTCACGGAGACCACATTTTGTTATACAAAGACGGTCACCCAACTACCCAAGAAAACTGTGCAGCTGTGCACTCAACTTGTAATTGGAGAAAATAAGCGAAAAACCGCTTTACAGTGACAGCTAGTTTTTGATAAGCTAGCTGTTACATTAATAAAAGGAAATATTATGAAACAAAATTTATACGAAGATAATTATGCAGTCAAAAAGATTGTGGAGATTGGGCGGAATATGATTACCGCTTGTGAACGGAACCTATTGTTCCCTAAAGATGACCTTATGTGGAATCGAGCAGTTACAGCAGGTAACAAACTCACCACCTTTGGAACTACGTGGGGTATTCAGTCAGTTAAGGAGTTGTCTTCGGACGAATCTAAAGCAGTTCAAGAGTTTCTTGAAAATAAAGACGATTATCTCTAATCAGCTGTTGACAGTGACATGCATAATTTGGTAAGCTTATAACATGATAGAAAGAAAGAACATTATATTTGACGTTGACGGGACTATCGCTGACGTGGAACACAGGAGACACTTCGTTTCTGAGGGTTCTGACTGGAATGCATTCAGAGAAGCGACTGTAGATGACACCCCCGTTCAATGGGTTTGCGATATTGCAAAAAGATTCATTGCTCAAGGTGAGTCTGTAGCGTTTTTTTCCGCTAGAAACGAATCAGAGAGAGAAATCACCGAAAAACAGATTTCTGAGTGGATTGGAGACGACCATAGTGGTCTTTTCCTTAGACCAAACGGTGATTTCAGACCCGATGATGAATTCAAATCAGACCTTGCTACTAGGTTTGAGCAAATCGGCGGTAAAATCGACCTTGTTTTTGATGACAGGAACAAAGTTGTCGAAATGTGGAGACAAAGAGGCACTACGGTGGTTCAAGTAGCAGACGGAGATTTTTAAAAGAGGTAAATTATGAATAAACTTGAATTACAAGCAAAACTAGCAGTCCTAGAAGACAAAAAATGGGACTACAAAGCGGTGGTTGACAAAGTTAACACCAAAACAAGGGAAATTAAGTACGATGACGTACCTATGGGTATCTACATTGAGGTTGAGTCCCTAGCGGAACAGAATGGGGTCTCAGAGGACGATATAGAGTACAAGGTGCGAGAGGTCAGAGAGAAGTTTAACGACCTTGAGAGCGCCTTATACGACCTTGTGGAACCCTTTGAGGATAAGGTACGTGAAATAGAGAATGAGATATCCGAAATTGAGTGTGATATCTCAGATATGGAGTGGGAAGAAAGAAAATCCGCTTAATGTCAAATGAGCTGTTGACAGTGACAGCACTTTTTTCATATAATGGCTACATGATAAAGAATAAAGGAGAAAATATGAAATCATTGAAAAAACAACTATCTGAACTTGGTTCGATAGCCGAACTTTCGGAAGTTATTGCTTATGCTCAAGAGTGTAAGGTCATGTTAGCAAAAGCGTCAATTTCAGTTGGTGCAAAAGTCTATGTGGTTCAAAAGACCAAAAAGACTTTGGGTGTTGTTGAGAAAATCAACACGAAAAAGGCGATTGTCAAATTACCGCAAGGTAAGTACAACGTCCCATTATCAATGTTGGAGGCAGCGTAATGAAATTATCTAAATTGGTGGTTGAAGTCAACCAAGAACAAGAACTTTTACAGTTGTGCGACAAACTTTGTGCCGACCTGTTGAAAGAACATCAAAAACAATTTCCTACCCTTACAGAGTATTCTTATGAGTATAAGGTGTCTAGGAAGTATATCAAGATTATCTCAGTGAGTGGTCAGACTTCCGTTTGGGGTTTCATTAACAAATCTGAATGGACTAATAACAAGGGAACAACTTTCAATTGCGGTGACGTGTTGAAATCTGCTGGTTGGGCGACACCCGCTTTAAACCAAGCACGAGGTAACCTGTTTGACGGATACAAAATTACGGGTATGCGAAAGTATGGCCCAGACTACTTAATATAATCGGAGAAATTATGAAAGCACTATTAATCACAACCCAAAATTTAGAGAACTATAATCTTGAGGGTGGAAACTCTTGGAAGTTCAAAGGTGGTGACCAATACATTGTGTCTTTCAAGACCGAAGAATTAATTTACGAAGAAGACGCTTATGGTAAGGGTCTTCATTCGTATTATGAAGCACCCGAAGTTTCGGAAGCTTCTATCATTGCAGTTATCAATCAAATTGGTAACGCTGGTTCTGGCGGATATCAATCCTATGTCAGACATGTTGAAGAAGTCTCAGTTGACCACGTAACTGAGGACGAAATCACCTACAAAGATGAACCCGAAGCACTTGAGTTGTTCAGTGCGAAAAGATTAACGTGGAAAGAATTACAGGAGAAAATATGTACGATAACGTAACACCAAATACAATGGGTAATGTCATGAACGAACAAGCTATAATGTCATTACTCAAATCAAACCAAGCTATTATTGAAAAACAGACAGAAGTGAATAATCACATTGTCGATATGATGTCAACGATTGCTGATAAACTGGACACCCTTGAATCACGTATAGCAGACATAGACTCTGCTACATGCGGTCTTGAGTCTAGTATCAGTTCAGTCGAATCCGAAGTCAACTCAATAATGTCTGAGGTCAATTCAATACAATCTGAGGTATCGAACTTATCATGAGTCTTACATATCTAAAAGAAATTACAGATTGGAGCGACAGCGGTTGCAACGTTCCAAACCATACCTACATCTTCAATGAGAAGAATCAAAATGTGGGTTACATTAAAACAGGAACTAAGGAAGAAATATTCTACGGAAAACCTTCTAAACTTTTTTCTAAAACGAGACGTAAGTTCGTCCCATTGAAACGATGAAATTTGCAGAGTTTAAAGTAAAGTCTGCTGAATTTAATGACGGAATCCAGCACGTATTCAAATTTGAAAACGGATACGGTGCTTCTGTTGTTTGTCACAAAAGTTCATACGGTGGTCAACAAGGATTATGGGAAGTTGCACCATGGGACGAAACAGAAACTTTCATAGGTCAATCTCTTTTAAACTGGTATGATGATGTGGAAGGATATCTTGATTGGGAAAATGTAGAAATTACTTTGCAAGGAATTAAAAACTTGTGAATATCTTTTATCTAGATAAAGACCCAGTTAACTCAGCTAAACTACATTGCGATAAGCACGTAGTCAAAATGATTATTGAGTATGCTCAAATGCTATCAACTGCCCACAGAATGTTGGACGGTACTCAATACACCGATGCATCGAGTGGACGTAGAATTCAAAGGTGGAAATTAGATAACTCAAACATGGACGGAGTCTTATACAAAGCGTCTCATATTAATCACCCCTCTGCTATATGGGTACGTGAGAATGCAATTCAGTATCAGTACATGTATGATTTGTTTGTTGCATGTTGTGACGAATACACTTTTCGCTACCATAAAGTGCACCTAACCGACACTAAGTTGCGTGTACTTCTGAACGAGATACCCGATAACATTAAACTAGGACAGTGGAGAGAACCACCACCCGCTATGCCCGACCATTGCAAGGTGAAAGGAAACAGTTTAATTTCCTACCATAAATACTACGCTACTGAAAAGAAATCATTCGCTAAATGGACTCTTAGAGAAGTCCCAACATTTATGGAACAATATGCCTAATTACGATTTTTACAATTCAAAGACAGATGAAATTGAAGAACATTTTATGTCATATAAAGTGTTAGACGAATTCAAGGAAAACAACCCACACCTAAAACAACGAGTATCAACACCTATGATAGTTGGCGGAACTGGTGACAGGGTTAAAACTGATGGTGGATTTAAAGAAGTTCTTTCAAAAGTTGGAGAAGCATATAAAGGGTCACCAGTTGACGAGAGATATAACGGTGTTGACGCTAAAACTTCTGCTACAAAAAGAATAGTTCAAAAACACCTAGACATACAGTCCAAAAGGAAGTAAAATAGAATCATGACACAAGTGAGTACACAACCATTGTTAGATATAACAGACTTAGAAGCTTTAGACCTTCAAACAATTTCAGAAAACGGACAACGTTTTTATACAGATACGGAAGGGACTAAAAAATATCCAAGCGTTACAACAGTTGTTGGGTTAGAATCACGTAAGCATATTCAAGCATGGAAAAAAAGAATTGGTGAGGAGAAAGCAAATCAAATCACTAAGTTTGCTACAGACCGTGGAACTAAAATCCACCAACATGTAGAAGACTACCTACGTAAGGATAAAGAGTTCTTAGAATTCGATAACCTTATTCATGAAGGAATGTTTAAAAGTATTCGTCCAGTATTAGATGAAATCATACCCATAGCTTTAGAAGCACCAATGTATTCCGATATATTGAAAATGGCAGGACGTGTTGATTGCATCGGTATGATAGAAGACGAACTTTGTATCATAGACTTTAAGACTTCTGGCAAGTTTAAAGAAGAGTACATGGCAAGACCTTGGTATCTTCAAATGACTGCTTATGCTTTAATGGTAGAAGAACTAACAGGACAACATATCGAAAGATTACATGCTCTTGTTATGGTAGAGAGTGGACAGTTTCAAGTCTTTTCAGCAAATCATGAGGACTACATTGACGACTTAGTTAAAGTACGTACTCAATATACTAACCTATACGGAATATAATGATATCAAAAAAAGAATTTACAGAACAAGTAGAAGTTTTATTAAGTAAGGGTGCTATGGTCATGGACGCAATCATTAAAGTTTGCGAAGTGAATAAGATAGAACCCGAATCTACAAAAAGATTGTTAAGCGACCCACTTAAAGAAAGGTTGGAAGCAGAAGCAAAGAAATTAAATATGGTGAATCGTGGAAGCAATTCACAAGCGTCTTTAACAACATTTTTCAGTGAGGTATGATTATGAATAATGGTGAAGTGGTTACAGTTGTAACCGTAAGCGGAGAGTACGTAGGTAAACTCCAAACGTCAGCGATTGAAGACAGTTTTGTCAAAATCGTAGACCCTAGAATGGTATTGTCCAATCCCGAAACAGGGCAAATGGGTTTTGCTAGAGGTATAGCAGTAACAGGTGAAGAATCACCAACAGCAGTTACATTCCACAATGTGGTATTTGTAACACCGACTAATTCAAAAGTACGTGAGGCGTATCAAGAAGCGACAAGTTCTATTGTCACTGCATCTAAACCTACAATAGTTACGTAGAGATGTCTTCAAGGGAAGGATTCGATGCGTATCAATTGTATCTCGGAATTAAGTTACATTTTCATTCTAAGGATTACGACTTTATAAAATACAACGGTGTCGTGAAGGCAGACTTAAATGCCTTCATGAGACGCAAAGATAAATTTCATTTCGGAAAACTATCACGTCAATATAAACATGACTTGCAAGATTTCTATATTGCAAATTTGTCTCAGAAAGATTATTGGGTTGGCGACTTACTGGAAAAGGAAGCAGACCGCAGATACAAAGACTGGAAAAACAAAAAACAAAAACTATCTTATCTGTTTGAAACGGAAGTATCAACTTTGCTTAAAACATTTAAGATTGATACCATACTCAAGGTAGACAATGGACAACACCCTAGACTGCTAAAGTCTTTTATGAGTAAGAAGGTGTCGCTAGAAACTTTGTGTATTATGGATTCTATTATAGGATTTAGTAAAGATTGGGAACGACTTATTTCTGAGAAGGTAGTCTATCCCGACATACACATATTGATTAATAAGTACAAAGGGTTTCTAACATACAACCAAAGTACTTACAAGAAAAAATTATTAGAACTATGCTCACAATAGTAGGAAACGGAAAAGATAGAGTAATACCAAAATATGGTAAGGATAGGTTTTGGGGTTGTAATGCTTTCTATAGAGATGCAAATCCCGAAATACTTTTTACTGTAGACATTCCCATACAGAGAGAAGTAATTGAATGGGGATATGCGGAAGCAAACAAAGTTGCAGTTGGTGATTGGGAAGTAATGCCAATCGAAATGTTGGAACCATTAAAAGAAACATTCTCGGCATTGGCAGTACCAATCGTGGAGTCAATTTTTCCCGATACAGAATTTTTTGTGGTACAAGGTGATGAAGAAGAGACCACTTTTCTTGGCTTATCAGCGGCCCAAATGAAGAACATTATTATGTATAATTATCCCGAACTCAAGAACCTCTTTTGTGGAATGAGTGCATTAGGATATGCTATGCTTAATGGTGAAAAGGAAATCACATTAACAGGATTTAATGCCTTAGAGAATGATAATTTCTCTAATCAATATGAAGGCACCCCGAACTATTCATATAAATACACTAGTGAAAGCAGAGTGTTAAATGCTCAGCGGTCACAGTTCTTATCTTTACTAGAACGTTTTACGGACGTAGATGTTTTTTTTAAAAACCCTCTTACGGAAATGGTCGAAGTGAAGTATAATGAATTATATTACTATGAAAATAGTGAAAGGTGGATTCTTGGCGAAGGCTTTGAATCCGATACAATGCGATATAATTGTTAATAAAATTGTAATACAATAGGAGAATACAATGTCAAATACATCACTAGATAAACTGAGAGCGGCCATGGAATCCGCATCAGCGCCCAATTCGGGAGAAAAAAAGTCCTTTAATGACGACACTATGTGGAAGCCAGAACTTGATAAAACAGGTAACGGTTTTGCGGTAGTTCGTTTCCTACCAACACCCGAAGGGGAAGAAATGCCATGGGTCAGTTACTTTGACCACGGTTTTCAAGGCCCAGGCGGTTGGTATATTGAGAAGTCTTTAACGACTCTTAATAAACAAGACCCCGTCAGTGAATACAACTCACAGTTGTGGAACACTGGAATAGAAGCAAACAAAGAGATTGCACGTAAACAGAAAAGACGTTTACATTATGTGTCAAATATCTATGTTGTTTCAGACCCTAAAAACCCCGACAATGAAGGCAGAGTTTTTAAATACCGTTATGGTAAAAAAATCTTTGAACAATTGAAAGAAGCTATCACCCCTGCTTTTGCAGATGAGAAAGCAATCAATCCTTTTGACTTGAGAGGAGAAGGTGCAAACTTTAAAATTAAAATCAGAAAAGTCGATGGTTACTGGAACTATGATAAATCTGAGTTTGATTCTACAGCGCCTCTGTTTGATGATGAAGATAAACTAAATGAAGTAGTAGCTTCAGTACATAGTCTATCAGGCGTCATTGCACCTAATGAGTTTAAGTCTTATGACGAACTCAAAGAGAAACTCGACAGAGTTCTTGGACTAACTGGTGCGACAAGCACTTCAACAGCGGAATCAGTTGCAGAAGATATGGAAGAAGTTCCATGGTCTGATGTTAACAAAGAACCCGTTGCTGAGGAACCTGTAATTCAATCTGCTGGAACATCTGATGATTCAGAAGATGCAATGGATTACTTCAAGAAACTGGCTTCTGATTCGTAATCAATCAAGAAGTCGATGGGGGGTGGTGACTATATTATGTGTAAGCGAGTGCACCACCTTTTGGAACTTAGACCGTGGATTAAAATCTGAGGGGGTACTAAGTTAGGGAAAGGCAAACAGCAATCAGCGGGTTTGTCTGTAAAGAGCGGGACTGCAGTAATGCGTGGGGCGACTTTACACTTTTTTAGAACTAGAATATAATGAAAAGCGAATACTATAAAAACATACTACCGTTTAATGAGAACGAAAGAGTTGTAGACCAATTTGGTTGGACTCCTTTATCCGTTATAACACCAACTAAAGCTTCTAAGTCCAATTGGGAAGATGCATACTTAACTGCATATGAAGAGAAGCGTGGTGTTTGTGAAAGACTTCCAAACGGTTTAATGATGTCAGAGTTTCATGCTGGTTTGTGTGAGAACATTGTTCATTATTGGAGTATGGTAGGTGATACTATTGTTGACCCATTCGCTGGAAGAATGACAAGAGCATTCGTGGCTGCTTCATTAGGAAGAGACTATGTTGGTTATGACGTATCACCGACAACAGTAGGGAAGGTTAAGGAAGAAATGTCAAGACACCAATTTGACGGTTGGTATGACATTGTAGAAGGTGACGGTTGTGAAATGAAACATACCGATGACGAATGTGCAAACTTAGTTATGACATGTCCGCCTTACGGTGACATAGAAAGATACGAAAGTGCAGACGCACAGTTATCAGACATACGAGACTACGATAAGTTTTGTGAAAGAATAAAGGTATGTGGTGATAACATAGAGAGAGTTTTAAAGCCAGGCGGGTTTGCCGTTTGGGTATGCGGTGATTGGAGAAGAGACGGTAAGTACAGACCCTTCCATTCAGATTGTATAAATATGTTTACGGAGTCGGGTCTTAACCTTCATGACGTTATAGTAATGAAGAACGATACGATTTTTGCAGCTTTACAAATGGGTAAATGTGCAAGTAAAAGATACACTAGTAAAGTACACGAGTACATACTGGTGTTTAGAAAAGAAGGGGAACTAGAATATAGTTCAGATAAAATAAGAAACAAGGAACAATCCACACTAAGTGAATTTTTTGAATAATATGCCAGAAGTAACACCAAGAAACGATAAGAAAAGGAACAAAACAGAGTCCTTCGACCAAATGCTAAGACGCTTTAAAAAGAAGTGTGAACGGGCAGGTATCGTTGCGGAAGTAAGAAGTAGAGAGTTTTATGTTAAACCAAATCAGAAACGTCACGAACAAAATCAATCAAGAAAGAGACGCAATTATTTAAACAAGATAAAGGAAGAGCAGATGAATGCTCGTGCTAAATTATCTTCACGTTGGATTAGTTAATGTCATGTCTAAGAGAGTACCACAAAAACCTAAACCTAGGTTTGCTAAAGAATTGTTTGTAAAGGACTCACCTTATGGTCATAAGGTTCAAAGAGACCGAACCAAGTATAATAGAAATCAGGCTAAGCGGGAACAGCTGCTAAACGAGAACCCGTAGGGTCATTATCTCTTGGAGTTGGATTCATTCCTCTCACTGCAGTATTAGACGCATTAGTTGTTTGATTATTAACTGTAGTTACTACTGCTTGATTCATTGCTTGTTTTTCACTATTCCTAACTTCATCACTTTCCGCTTTTAATTCAGCTGCACGTTTTGGGTCTGCCAATAGAATTTCGTCAGCAGTCATACCCGTTGATGTTCCACTAAAGTCACCACCGCTTGTGACACCTTCATCTGTTAGAACGTCTTTATACTTATCTGTAGATGCAAAGTTAACGTTTTGTCCGACTACGTTACCCTCTTCGTCCATTCGGTCAGTAGTTCCAGTTACTTCCGCATAACCCAGTTTAACTTGTTCTGCTGTAGATAGATTGTCTATCTCTTCTGATGATAGATTAGGTTGAACCGCACGTTCCATTGCTTCTTGTTTCTTAGGTGCTTCGGCTTCTGATTCTTCACCAAAGACTCTATTCACTAACCAGTCAGGCAGAATCTTTGAAGCTAAGTTTCTCATGATACCCATGATATCAATATCAAAGACATTCTTAAAGAAGTCACCTATTGCTTTGAATGGTGCTTTGATTAAATCCCATATACCACCGAAGACATCTTTAAGACCACCAAACATTCTATCGAAGTCCCCAGTAAAGAGACCAGCGAAGAAGTCATAAAACCCACCGAAGATATCACCGATAATAGAAATTACGTCCATGAAGTAACCAACCACTGTATCGATAGCAGCTCTAAATCCTTCTGAGTTCTGATAGAGATAAAACGCACCTGCTAATAGTAATGCACCAACAGCAACAATTAACAATGCTGGCATTCCAAACAAAGTAGCTCCAAATAAGAAAGAAATTCCACTTGCGACAAGTGATGCACCAGCAGCTAACAATCCTACTAGGAAAGTTCCAGCAGACGCTAGAAAGGTTCCCATACCTCTAAGAACATTCATTGACCCCGTTTTAAAAGCTGTGAATCCTGCTTGTAAACTTGTAACACCTTTATCGAAACCACCCTTGATGCCTTCCATCATGTTTCCAGCGCCTTTTTTCATGCTACCCCAAACTTTACCGAGGTCAGCATTTAATTTTTCAGTTACTGCAGTGAGTCCACCTTCTTTAAATGTATCACCAATACCACTGAAATAACTTCCAGTTGCACTGAGTCCTGCCATAACACTTGACGATAATGAAGAAAGAGCACTACCAGTTGCTGAAGCAAAGTTTTGTAATCCACCGACAACGTCACCGAATAAGTCTTGGTTACCGAACAACATACCAACACCATTTATCTTTTTGACAACAGAATCAAAAGAATCCATAAGGTCAAAACCTGTAAGTTCTTTTAGTCCGTCACTGAACTCGCCTAATCTTTTTCCCGATTCATCATTAGTTGCTTTTAATATTCCTTCAAGTTCATTGTTATAAGCATCTCTAGCTTCTGTTTCTTTTTTTAAGGCAGCTTCCTTAGCTTCTACGGCAGCTTTATTATCTGCTACACCTCTATCAAGACCAGCAAGTATTCGTTCTTTCTGTTCTGCTCTTGCTGTTTCTAGTTCTTTGAGTTCGTTAGATACTTTATTAAGAGCTGCACCTTGGAGATTTAATGATTTCTCTTTTAAAGCTGCAATCTTTATATCTTTTTGACCTAGTTCGTTACTTTTCTTTTCCGCAGTTGCTAATCTTTCAGCACGTGATTTCTGTGCTGAAGCTAAGTCATCTTGTGCTTTAGTTAATTCGTCTTCTAACGATTGTGTTTGTTCAGAAAGTTTTTTAAATTCAGCAAAATCGATATTACCCAGTTGTCCTTCGCCAGACTTTAATCCGTCTGCTACTTTACCAAGAGTCTCTCTCATTTTTTGAGCTGCGAGTGCACCCTTAAAGGAATCCCTTGAAGAGTTTCTAAAGTTAGTTGCTGTTAGAGCAACCGCTTTATTGGATTCCGCAAGAGAGTCTATAACTTGTTTAAATGCTGGTTTAAGAGACTTTGCGGCCTCTTCTAACTGCTTATCGATTTCGTTTGCCATACTTTACTACTTTCCGCTTCCGTTGATTTTGTCTTTAGCTGTTCCAGCATATAGACCAAACCAAGCTGCGCCAGCACCAACTACGATACTGATAAGTCCCGATTGTTCCATGGTAGGGTCTGGCAATTCCATGAACCACATAGTACAGTAGTACAATAAGAATATGTAAACACTTAAAAATGCTCTTGGGAATATTCTCCATGAATCAACCATGTTTGATAGGAATATCCAACGTTGCCAAGGATTATCTGGCTCTTTGTTGGCTTTCATCTCTACAATTTCAGCTTTAAGTGCTGAGTTTTCTGTTACAAGTTCCATGAATTTACTAAGGTCAATCTCCACCTCATTACGACTCATGTCACCGCTAAATCTTTCGTTGTCTGCCATGATTATCTCCTTTGATTATATTTGGCTTGTTCGTTCTTTTGCCTTTCCTTTTCTTCTTTAAGGAATTGCATTAATAGCATAATATAAATCTCCCTTTCCCATGGCATCATATTTTCAAGTTCGTGTAAACTATAGTTATGATGTTGCATCAACTGAAAGTTTGTATTGTAATAATTCAATACACTTTCATGAGAAAGGCATATCAAAAAAAACTTTGTAGGCCCTCCATGGTTCTACTTTGTTTTGTGTTACATGTGTTGCATGTAAATTCCGCATCATAAAAAACCTTAGGCATGTCATCGAAATATTCACCTAGTTTTTCAATTTGTGGGAACGTTAAGTTGTCCACAAAATCACTAAGTTCTTTCTTTGATACATCATCGGTATCGTATACAGATTCGCCATCGAATATTTCTGTAATACATGCTTTCAACATTTCAATAGGTTGTTGGTCTTGAGATACCTTTTGAACCGTTTCCATTAGGTTCCAATCGGGGTATCTTAATACAACACCTAGTTCATCTGTAATCATAATTTTAGGTTCCATGCCGTTTGACTTTGTGGTTTCTATATCGTCAAGGTTAACTGTAACCTTTCCTGTACCACTACAGTCTTGTTCACCGCATGTTAGATTAATCTCAACTGTTTCACCTACTGATACTGCTCTAATTTTAATGAACAGATATTCAATGTCAAACATTGGAAGTCTTTCAACGTCCAACCATTCGTTTTCAGCGAATGAAGTCACTGCTTTAATCATTTGCTTAATAGAAGCAAGTGACCTACTTTGGTCTTCACCTTCTTTCGCAATTACTAAAACTTTTTGTTCTTTTACAAGAAACGGTCTGAATGTTACTTCTTGACCATTACTTGGTAGTACACATTTATAAGTTGGTGCACTTTGGATTGGTAATGCCATAATTTATTCCTCTATAATATAGAATTAACCACCGCCAAAAACATTATTAATCTTACCAAGATTAGAATCAGCGTCAGTCAGTTTGTTAAGAAGTCTATCACCTTTACTGCCAAATCTAGAAGCGACTGATAGTCCTTCCATTACAGCACTTAATGCTCTCCTTCCTTTATTTAGTCCCGACAGAGCAGGGGGTTGTGTATATTCTACTTCCCACCCACGATAAGCAATAGTACAACCGAATTTTAATATAGTATCGGGAGTATTAGCGTCTAGTGCCATCGGTTCAAATGCCTTTGGATAACATTCATATAACTTATATTTCATTGCAGAGTTACCGTCAACCCTGTATTGAGTTATATCAACTTGTCCTATGTAATCAGTGTAATACGCAAATGTAGGTTGTAGTTGACTACCACTACCAGCGGTATAAATGAGTGACTGCCATGCTTCGATAATTAATCTATCAGCAAATGCTTGGTCACAGAAAAATGAGAATGTCGTTTCACCACCGTCATTGATAGCATGAGGCATTTGTCTTTTTTGTCCGTACTCAGACCATGCAGTTGATTCAATTGTTCGGCCTGGCAATGAAGCAGTATCACAACGTAGTCCTTCTAGTGATAACCCCATTGGGCCAAAGAAGTCTGCTTGGAATCTATTTGACCTTGCACCAATATCAAAGTTTGCTCTAAACTTATCGATACCAGTTCCTTTATCGTCACCACCTAAAAATGTGGAAACTCCTGTTCTTATTATATCTTTTAATGCCATTAAATTTTCCTCATGCTATCGGCGTAAACTGTATTAGCATTTTTATTAAACTTTGTTGTCGGTAACATAGATACCAAATCATAATATTCAGAACCTACTTGTTTGATGTAACTCTTGAAGAAACCATATTGATATTGTTTAACACATGGTTTTGCCCACCTTAGTTTACTAATAGACTTAACCATTCCATAGTCAATATCAAATGTACCGTCTTCCATATCTCCGTACATAGCGTCCAGCAATCTAATTCTGTATCTTGGTGGTAGGTAATGTAAATTCAACCCCATAAATCCTGTCTTGTATTTCTTAATAGGAATGCACAACGGGAAGTAGTCCCAATACGGAAGTTTGTCCTTTGTCTTTGCATCATAAAAGAACATGTACATATTCCCTATCTTAACTTTTCCATTTGCATCGAATTCGTCCATTAAAGAACTAGACCGCATTCTTATTTGTCTTAAATTGTTTCGGAACCAATTCATACTATCGATACTTCTTGCCCTTAATTCGGCGGGTTTCTCGTTTTGTAAATCGTCTAGTAGTTGTCCCATACAACTATTTATGCATTTAAGTCAAATGGTCTTCCGTTAATATGCGAAATTTTAATCTTCTTTCTTTACAGTACGATTCAGCTGCTTTGAACTTCGCCTGATTAACCGCATAGGTCTGTGCTTCCATGAGGTATCTTTTGGAAACTCTGTTGGTTGGTTTCTTTGGGGGTTTGAGTTGTTTCTTTGGTTTGACTTCTATAATTTCCCGTACAGTCTGTCCCGAAGCATTTACATACTTAATGTAGAAGTCGGGGAAGTAACGATGACGTTTCCTATCAAGAGGAGATAAGTAAGGTATGACTATCTCTTCCGAACCCCATTCAATAATATTAGGATTGGAATCAGCATAAACCATAAATCTACGCTCCCATAAAGAACGATAGAAGATTTTTGTAGGGTCACCTTTGTATTTTTTATAGTTCTTTGGTTTGAACTTGCCACTATAAGACATAAATAGATATAACACCAATATAATTAATTCACGAAGGTATTTATGGGTTTAAGCAAATTACTAGATAAGGTCAACCAAGCAAAGTCTGCTGTAGAATCTGTCAAAGGTATTAAAACAAAACTAAAAAACATTGATAAGACATCAGTCCTTGACCAGTTAGGGGAACAAGCGGAAGAGGCTAAAAGAACGTTAGAGAAAAGAAGAACGTCTTTAGAAAAAAACTTAGACGCAAGGAATAAGGGTAAATCAATTGCAAAGGCAACTCCTTCTGGCGGAAGTACAGATTTAATATATCCAATATATGACCAACTAGAAAACTATATCGTATTCTCAACGAGAGCACGTGAGTCAAGAGATGGTACAAATGGTCAGAACCTACTATCAAAAAATGACGTAGAGATTATGCTGTACGTTAAACCCGAACACTTAGCAAGTAACTTCACAGTTAACTATAAGACTCAAGGATTCGGGTCTGGCGTGCGTGGAATGGCAGATATGTTTAAAGGTGACGGAGACGGTTCACTTGGTTATGGTGATTTAGAACAGTTCGCTGGAGAAGTTAAAAACATGGCGGGAGCTGCTATTAACAAACTTATGAATTCCGCTACAGGTGATTATCTAAACTTTAGTGCTGGTCGAGCAGTCAACCCTATGGAAGAACAAATGTTAGAGGGAATCGGTTTCCGTTCTTTCTCATTTCAATATGAATTCTATCCACGTTCAGAAGCGGAAGCAGACATGGTACAACAAATAATGTATACTTTCAGAACTGCAATGTTACCCGATACATATGGAACTTCGGAAGAGACTGCAAACGAAAACTTCTTTAACTACCCAAATGTGTTTGACGTAGAATTTGAAGGCCCAATTTCAGAAAGGTTAGACGGTTTTATGCCTATGGTTTGTACGGGTTGTGATATTACACACGGTGATACCGAGTTAGGATTCTTTGAAAATGGACAACCAACAAAGTCTTCTATGAAATTAGACTTTACAGAAATCAAAATCGTTACTCAAGAAAACTTCCAAAAAATATCACCGATTGGTGACAAGAGTATTACACCAACTGATTACAGTATTACTGATAAAAGGACAAGGGGAGACTAATGGCAAACGAATTATTTAAAAACTTCCCCGAAGTAAGATATACTTTACAGAATGGTAAAATTGTTACCGTTAAAGACTTCTTCCGTAAAGCTAAGTTAGAAGGTAATAACCTAGAACAATTAATTGATTACACTCTCTATGAACTTCAAGAGGGAGATAGACCCGATGTAGTTGCAAGTAAACTATATGGTAATGGTGATTTGCATTGGACTTTATTTCTAGCGAATGATATTACTAACTATTACGATTGGTTCATGGACACTCAGACATTTGAAACTTATATGGCAGACAAATACAAAGGTCAAGTATTAGTTTCAACAGACAGTACAGATATAGTATCTTCAACTTCTAAGTTTTTAATTGGAGAAGATATAACTCAAGGAACTGTAAAGGGTAAAGTATTACAAGTAGACCCAACTTTTAAAAGAATTTGGGTTGAATCAACTAACGGTCAGAATTTTGTGGCCAGCCAAGCGGTTACGGGTACGAGTAGCACTAAGAGTTTTACACCTAGCAGTGTAGCATTCTCCCAAGACGCAGACGCATACTACTATGACCAAGATAACATTCCAGCAGGACTGCGATACAATAACATTCCAGCAGGAAGGAACTTCCACCCCCAAAGTTTTTGGCAAAAAGAATACAATGATAACGAAGACAAGAGAAAAATTAAAGTTATAAAACCACAGTTCATACGAAAAGTAGTTTCCGAATTTGAACGTATAATGAGTGTTTAATGAGCGATAAGAAAAATAGGGCAGGGGGTGTCTTCACCCTTGATGCTATAAATTTAGTAAATCAAGAAGGCGAATCTGTAGACATTCAGAACCTAGTTTTGAACTTTCGTCTGTATGAAAGTATTTACAATAAGTTTGTCACAGGTGATATTCACATGATAGACGGTCTTGACTTATTGAAGAACTTTAAAATTACTGGTGAAGAATACATTCGTATTGCTCTTAAACAGATTGAAGGAATGCAAGAAGAAGCACCAACTGAATTTACTATTGATAGAAACTTTAAAGTTTACAAGATAAGTGCAGTTAACAGAATTGACCAATCAACTCAATCCTATGTTTTAAAAGTATGTGACCCACGTATGTTTACTGCTAGGAATACTAGAGTATCTAGAGTCATGCGTGGTTCATATGATAAGATGTTACAGAACGTTCTTATTAATGAAGGTCACATGGCAATAGACGAGTTTGTTCATTGGGAAGATACTAAACCCGAAAATCAACAAATGGTTATTCCATATTGGACAATCGACAAGTTCATAGATTTTTGTGTTAACAATAGTGACAAGGGATTAGAAGATAAAGCAGTATACAGAAACGGTATGTTTTTTTATGAAACATTGAACGGTGGTTTTTGTTTTAAAAGTATTGACGAAATGTTCCAACAGGAATTCCCTCTTAAATTTTCATACGGTTCAAGACAAGCAGATGAAGATACCGCAGACGTAGACGCAAATGCTAGCGGTGGTGTTAATACAGTAATTGAAGCAATCGAAGTACCACAACGAGCAGACACTTTACAGGGAATGGTTGGTGGTGCATATGCTTCAACACAAATAACATATGACCCAATCAGAAAGGTAGAAGAAATTGATTTGTATTCTATCGATGACTTGTTTAAAAGAAATGCAGACAATCATTTATCGGGTCACCCAATGATTAGAACAGGGGCTATAGGAGAAAAGGAATATTTTGAAAAGGTTCTTACTACAGGTAATGTATTAGACTCAGAAGTATCTCCGCCTGTTACAGAAATAGATGTTGACACTAACTTAGGAAACAAGTATGATTCATTAAAAATTAATGATACTAAAATGGTACATTCATTTGACAATGCAACCCAGTTAGATACAGACGAGTCTTTTAAAGGTTGGTCTGCTAAAGTAGACACAGGTAAATTAGAACGTAGAGCAATGTTAGAGATTCTACAACAGAACAGAATCATAATAACAATACCTTTAAGAACAGACTTAAGTGTTGGAACAATTATTCAGTTAGACATTCCCCCACCACAATCTTCAACAGGTGGTGTAGACATATCAGATAAAATGAATGACAACCGATATTTAATAACAGACATTTGTATCCATGCAGTTCCTTCGGATAAGGTTGGGAAACTTTATGTTGAGTGTGTGAAAGAAAGTTATGCTAAGAAAATCTCAGACCACACGCCATTAGATAATACAGCAGCTCCGAGAAAAGTATGATAGTTAAAATTTTAAAAACATTAAAGAACTGGGTAGACCCAAACTATTGGGGTCAAAGACTAGGTGAGAAAACTGGTGCATTTGAAAAAGCAGAGAATAGTAAATTTAAAAAATGGGTAGACAGTTTAGAAGGTTGGAAATGGTGGGCATGGCAATTAGGGCCAGGTTTACTTATTATAGCATTAATAGAGTGGGGACTTAATCAAATAGGTCTTACAATAATTCCTTTTGGGTGGTGGTAATGAAAGTTTGGTACGGAATAGTAGAAGATAGACAAGACCCATTAAAGATTGGCCGTGTGCGTGTGCGTGTACACGGGGCGCATACTCATCTCAAAGACCAAATTGCAACACCCGACTTACCATGGGCACAAGTAATACTCCCAACAACTGAAGCGGGTCTTTCGGGATTCGGTAGAGGTAATGGTCTTGTAGAAGGGTCAACAGTATTTGGATTTTGGAGAGATGAAAATTACATGCAAGACCCTGTAGTACTAGGTGTTACAGCAGGCATACCTTCACAGGGTTCTCGTATTACAATCAAAGACGAATTGATACAGAGAAAGATTGAAGAAGGGTTTAATGACCCAAGAAGATTAACTATAGCAGACTATACTGATACTCCCGATGGAGAAACACCTACGCATGACAGGACTAGAAGTTTTGGATTGACAACTGCATTAGATACAGCACCCAAACATGTTGATTCTCTTACGATAAACTATGACGGAACAGGTTCTACGATAACAGAAGTAAAACTTACCGAAGATGATTTACCATACTATCCAAAGTACTATGACGCTTCAGATTTAAATGACAACACAACAGGTATCG